CTATAAAGGTAATCTAGATTTTAAAGTTGATGGAGAGTTTAACATTGACTGTTTAGATTTCAATTTAAATGTAAAGAACGATAAGAATGAAACTGTAGGTGGTGACGAGGTAAAAGCTAACTATGGTGGCATTACACAAACAGTAAAAGGATCCGTATCCAGTTTTGTTACAGAGAACGTTGCAACAACCGTACTAGGTTCTAGTTACAATTCTGTTAAAAAGGATTATACTATAAACACCGAGGGCGATGTGAATATGCCAACAAAGGGTAACTTCTTTGCTACATCCGCAGACATTATGAATCTTGCATCTGATAACTTAACACTATCCGCTAATAATATGACTGTACAAGGCGGTGCTGGAACTATTGGCGGAACAGGTATGTTGATTAGTGCAAAGGGGGCGGTGTTTGAAGAAGGTGTTACTGCTCCTACATTTCATGGCGATTTAACCGGTAGAGCAGATGAAGCAATTTCAGCGGACGCCGCAAACTATGCCACCACCGCAGGGGCTGCACCCCTTGGCGCGGCGGTTCCTGCCGAGGGTTGGACAAATACAAATACAGCTACCCCTACAATCAAAAAGCCAACCGCAGCTACAACCGAAACATTCTTAACCAAATCTGCAGGCGGTATAAAAGCAGTGACAATTGACCATAAAGACGGTATTAAAAACTACATCGATAGAACCGCAGACTATGATGGGATATTCTAATGGCAGATCGTTTTACCGTAACACCCGAATTAGCTAGATCCAAACTAAGGGACGATGCGAATAAGAATAACGAAAAGTTTGTGACTACCCTATTGAAAGAGGGTGTGATTGGTCCTAATTATAATGACGCAAAACCTAAGTCCCCAACAGGTAGATCATTCAATAAGAAACCTGATCCTATCTTTTCTGCTAGAAGAATAACCTCTGCCGATGTAAAGAAGACGTCAATCTTGTTGAAAAAGAATCCCGAACACAGAATATTTGTAGGATTGGATTCGCCTTGGGGAGATGTTAATCGGATTAAGATATCCCACAAGTTTAATGGAACACCGATATCAGCATTCTTTGCGCCAACAGGATCTAGAAAATTCAAGACATTAACTAAGGAAGAGCGTGAGGTAATATTCCCGAATCTATACGTTCATTCAATGTTAATATCTAGAGTAAATGCGATAGACCTTATACCAGACGTAAGTATTATAGTATCCGAGGGTATATATTCTCCTGGTCCTAATGAAAAGGTTACTCCTAAGAGCGTTAACGATTACAAGAAGACTGGTAAAAGCATAGTCTATAAGGTTGTGAATGCATATGGTAAGGTCGATAATGCTAAGACATATGACCTTGCTCTTAAGATTAAGGATAGCTTCTACTTTGAGGAATTAACTGTAGCTTATGATACCATGGCACCAGATGGGTCCTTAACCAGTAGATTAATAGTAACACTTCCAGAGATAGATAAAAACTATTTTGCTATATTCAATCGGAAGCTGTCCACAACCTTTAACAACTTTAATTTCTCCCAAAATGAGATTGTTGAATTAAGTACTCCTGCCAAGGGTGCATAAATAGATAGAAAACGAGTATAAAAATGGCAGTAACAAAAGTCTTATCTAAGCAGGACGGGAATCTGAATACTAGTACTCTTGTGACTAGTAGAAACAAGATATTCCGGGATATTGATATTTCGTTCACACCTAAACCAAATGGTGAACTTTATGTCAAAAGAGATGCTGCGGCTGTAGATCAGGCTCTTAGGAATCTAATCCTAACTAACCATTTCGAAAAACCGTTCCAACCTTTTTTTGGTGGAGACATTACATCAAAGCTATTTGAGCTCATCGATGACCCGGATATAGAAGAAGAATTGGTTGATGATATTACGCATCAAATCGAGATCTATGAACCGAGAGCAATAGTTAGAAATATAGACGTTAAGGCAGAAGAAGATTATAACAGTTTAAGTGTTACTATAGAATATCAGGTCATAAACTCCCAAGAGACCGTAACGCTTACAACATCAGTATCAAGGCTAAGATAATATGGCAACTACAATTAGATCAACCGCATTAGACTTTAATAACATAAAGAATAATCTGAAGACCTACTTACAGAGTAAGGAAGAGTTTGCCGATTATAACTTCGAAGCTTCTGGGCTATCCAACATCCTAGACGTTCTTGCACATAACACCCATATGAATGGTCTTATTGCTAACTTTGCACTAAATGAATCTTACCTCCCAACTGCACAGCTTAGAAGCTCTATGGTGTCTCTGGCTGAAGGTGTTGGTTATATCCCCGATACGGATACAGCTTCCAGAGCCACTTTAAAGCTTACCGTAACTGTTCCATCAGCTCTGCAACCTAGACAAGCTACAGTTCAACTACCGGCATACACAGGCTTTAACACAACTGTTGATGATATATCCTATACATTCAGAACTATCGAACCATACTATGCAACTGATAACGGCAGCGGATTCTATGAGTTTAAGACAGCAAGTGGATCCACATCTATTCCGATATACGAAGGGACTCTAAGAACAAAGACATTTGTGGTTGGTCAATACGTTGATAACCCAGTGTATATCATTCCTGATTCTACACTTGACGCTGATACGGTTTCAGTAAAAGTTTATGATGCTGCAAGCGGTACGGACTTTGTCGATTATCAAAACATCCTAAACGTTTCAAGTATCTCTTCAGCCTCTACTGTCTATATCTTAAAGGAAGCGCCAAACGGTGACTTTGAACTTTCATTTGGTGACGGTTCAACATTTGGTATTGCTCCTGCGTCCGGTAGTAGGATCGAGGTAGAATATCTATCCACAAAGGGTGATGCAGCAAATGGTGCGGTATCATTTAGTAATATCCAAATTAATCTGAATACAACGGATCAGCCCCAGACAGAAACATTACGACCAATTGTATTACAAACTTCTGCAGGTGGTAAGGCTAAGGAGACCGTTGAATCTATCCGGAAAAATGCTCCATTCCAATATGCAACTCAGAACAGAATGGTTACTGCAGAGGATTATACATCATTGATCCTACGTAACTATTCTACTCTAATCGATGATATTGTATCATGGGGTGGTGAAGATGCTTTGAAACCTGAGTATGGCGCAGTATATACTTCGATTAAATTTAACGAAGACGTATCCGAGGACACTATAACTAATACTGAACAATCTATTCAGGATTTGGCTAACCAGCTTTCCATTGTATCCTTTAATCTAAGGTTTGTTGATCCTATTACCACATACATTGAAACAGATGTTTATTTCCAATTTAATAGAAACCTAACAGACCTAACACCTGCATCTACCCAAGCATCGGTAAGAAACACGGTAGAGTCATACTTCGAATCAACTACAGGTAAATTTAAACAGGCATTTAGACGTTCGCCTATGCTAACTGAAGTGGATGAGATAAGCCCAGCGATTCTATCATCCCGTGCAGATATTCGTATGCAGCAAAGGTTTACTCCTACAGCCCCAACAATCCTTTCTGTTGTAAAATCACTATTGTCTAATCCATCATCTGTTGCAAATGAAACTCTTTCCTTAATAGTGGACTTAGTAGTTGCAGGAAGATATAATGATGCTGTAAACTATATGGCAAACCAGGGTATTACAACTAATACTACAACATATAATCTTGGGAAACTCCAAGATGTTGCGAGTAACGTGTCTCAGCAGCTGCTATTCCCTGTTCCTATTGCTACAACAGACGATGACACATATATTATTACTAGTAACGAATTTGTATACAATGGCGTAAATTGTATTATTAGAAACGAATTAAGTTCGAATAATCTTCAGGTCGTATCGTCAGATGGTACAACTATCGTTAACTCTAGCATTGGTAACTTTAATTCTTCTAATGGTACTGTTACAATTAATTATTTTAACCCATCAGCTATTACTGGTGGTTTGAATTACATTAAAATCTCTGCAGTTCCTGGTAACCAGAGTGCTATCACCCCAACTAGAAACGAAGCGTTAGAGCTTGATCTATCCAGATCCCAATTTACTATTGTTTACACGGATGCGCTTAACTAATGTCAGTACATAAAGATAAGACCTTACAGGATAATAATAGGACGCTGCTGAATCTCCAAAGATCGGAGATAGAAAAAGCCCTGCCGCAGCATATCCGATCAGAGTATCCAAATATAGTTCAACTATTTGATGCATACTATGAGTGGCTAGATTCTGCAGATAACTTTGGTGGCATGATCCACCAGCTCTATAGAAACAGAGATGCTACACAGGTTCCTGATAGGTTACTAGAATTTCTAGAAGATGAATTGCTATTAGGTCAATCATACTTTGGCGGATTCCAAAATAAAAGAGAAGCTGTTAAATTTAGTAACCTACTATATAGATCAAAGGGTACTAAGTATAGCATTCAGCAGTTCTTCCGAGGGTTCTTTGGCATTGACCCAACAATTACATATCCGAAGGAGCAGATCTTTAAGGTTGGCCCAGAGATAGATTATGACCTTGACAGTATTAACTCAGGTGGACAACAAATTAAATCTGAGGCTTCTAGGATCGGTCCTGAATCTAGAAAGTATATTACTGATGATAAGCTATACCAAGTAATGTCCCTTCTGGTTAGATCCAGCATTCCGTTTGAGCAATGGAGAGACGTATATAAATTATTTGTGCACCCTGCAGGGGTTTACATTGCAGGTGAGATCCTACTTGAAATGGTTAACGTTGATCATAATAGTATACCTCACAATCCTTTGCTAGATAACAATGGTGCTATCGATTACATCCAAGATGAAAAAGGCGATGAGCTAGAAACGCTTCTATCTGCTACATTCGAAGGTGATATCGCATTTGAAGCATTTACAGATATAACTCTAATAAATAGAGGAGACGACATTATCGGTATGCAACGTCAGAGAGCCGATCAAACATTTATCGGAGTTCAAAATCTTACTATCGATTCGATTGATGCCGGTTATACTATTGAAGAGGTTCTATCCCCGAACTCAATTACAATGGACGATTCAGACACTGGTACACTTGCTTCTGCGGATGGCGTGGTCTTCTCACAAGACGATTCTGGTGGTATTGGTGTATCAACATTCGACCAACACGTCTACAGTACACTATTTGATTCAGCAAACTCTGCTGATTCTTCGAATTACCCGTTTTAACATATATAAATACTTTTAAGTTAAAAGAGAGCTAGATATGGCAAGAGAAAATATTAACACTGGCACAAGCGCTAACGATGGAACAGGCGATAGCCTACGACGCGCTGGTACAAAGATCAATAACAACTTCATAGAGTTATATGGTCTTTTGGGCGGAAATGTTGCCGGTACTACAAGATTGACAGACAGTGGATTAGACATTATTGGTACTAGCTTTAATACCAAGATCGGTGCGGTTGATCCTGCATCAGAGATTGATATTGACTTTCCAGATTCAGACGGCACTGTTCTAGTTACCACAGCTACACAAACTGTTACGAATAAAACGCTCAGTGTAGATAGTAATACGATTTCTGGTATTGCTGCTTCTAGCTTTGTACTATCTAACGGATCAGGTAATATTGACGGTTCGGCTTCACAGAAAGCTATTCCGACCGGAGCAGTTATCGGTACTACAGACACTCAAACACTATCGAATAAATCATTGGTACGTCCAAAGGTAGAACAGTGGTTGGGTGATTCATCGGGTCTTCCAGTAATCTCTTTCAATAGTCAAGCTAGTACCACAAATAGAATTAAGGTCGATAATGCTACCTCTGGATCTCCACCCGTTGTATCTGCGGTAGGATCAAGCGATACAAACATTCACCTGTATGTAGATGCAAAGGGTACGGGTTCGACTAAATCAAATAAGGTTGCTTACGGAACACCGGCTAACCTAACTACAAATAATACCGCAAATATTAGCCAATATGGTAACATCGTTTTAAATGGTAGCTCATTGACCGTAACGGTTCCAAACGGTACATTAAATGGCGAAGTAAAAATATTCACTAACATTAACGCTTCTAATGCAACAGTAGATCCTACATCATTTAACCAGGGATCAGATATTACTTTGGGGCAATATGAAACAGTAACTCTAGTATGGCACAACTCTAGCTGGTTTGTGACTGGCGGCCACGGTTATGCAATTAATCCATAGGACTTAAACAATGGTAGCAAAGATTACAGATAAATTAAAGAAACAACTGGTCCAGCAGGTGTTTGATGAACTCACTGGAGAAAAACTTGGCGACTCTGATAATTATTTCTATGTTGCTATTGGTCGTTCTCAAGAATGGGATGATGAACAGAATCCGGACGTTCCGTTTCCTCATGATAGAGAAGAGAAACTGTTTAGATACAATATGCAGTCTATTAAAGCTGTTCAGGCTTTCTCATATGTTGTACCATTAGAAGAAACAAAAGACTGGTCCAGCGGTTCAGTATATGCAGCTTACAGTGATGCCTCTACAGGTCAATCCGCTAACTATTATGTTAGAACAGAGGATAACAACGTATATGTTTGTATTCGACAAGGTAAAGAAGGTAATGGCGCAGCTAGATCGTCAGTTGATAAGCCAGACCATACTGATACCACACTCATAGCTGAGCTAAATGATGGATATATTTGGAAATATCTTTATACAATTTCAACAGCTGATGGTAACAGCTTCCTAACATCAAACTTTATGCCAGTTAAATACGTAGACTCTGCAGACGCTACAGACCCATACTTCGGTCAATACACTATCCAGAACGCAGCAGTACCTGGACAAATTGTAGGATATAGAGTTATAACTGCTGGATCCGGATATAGTACATCAGATACTGTTACAATCACCGGTAATGGATCGGGCGCGACTGGACACGTAATCCCAGATGGATCTGGTGGTATTGCTGCTGTTGAGATCGGGGACAGTGCAAGAGCTGGTACAACTGGGTTTGGTGATTTAAGCTTATATATGGGGAGCGGATATTCACAGGCAGACGTTTCTATATCCGGCGGATCTGGTGGTAAAGTAGTGCCAGTATTCGGACCAAGAGCAGGACTAGGTGCTGATCCCAGAGACGACCTAAGATCCACTGCTCTTATGTTTAATGTTAAGCTTCAAGAAGCAGATGAAGAAGCTAATGGTGGGAAGTTCCAAACTGGTAATGACTATCGTCAAGTTGGTATATGGAAAAACCCACTTCAATATGGAAGCTCTAGTCAATTTACCGGGACGTCCGCAACAACAGTTAGTAAGTTAAAACTAGTAAGTACACCGGCAACACCTATTACTTACGAGGACACTACAACGGCTACGGGAAGTACTAGTACAGCAACAGCATATATAGATTATGCAGCGGATTCGGATATTTGGATTCACCAGACTGAAGAAACCGGATTTAAAGATTTTCAAGTGGCAGATACACTTTCACTAGATCCCGTTCAAACTGGTGTAGGAACACTTACTATCGATACAATTGAAGATCCTGAGGTAGATATTTTCTCTGGCGATGTATTATACATCAGTAATATTTCGGCTACTATTCGAAACACTGCAGGCTCGGAAGACCTAAAAGTTATTGTAAAGCTCTAAGGATAGAAAATGGCAACGAATTTAAATAACACTACATTCTTATCTGAATATAACGATGATTATAGAGATAGCGATCATTA